GCCAGAGGGCAGAGAGCCAGAGGGCAGAGAGCCAGAGGCAGAGGTCGACGGCCAGAGGGCAGAGGGCCAGAGGCAGAGGGCCAGAGGTCGACGGCACTGGCGGAACCTCGAGACGGCACGGCCCGTCAGCAGCTGCTAGTCGCGTGCCTGGTCGCGTCCAAAAATTGAGAAAGCCGCGGCCAAACTCCCCAAAAGTGGCGGAAGTCCTGGACTTTCTTGCGCCGGCGATGCCCTTGTTTGCCTCCCGACGACTGGGGGGGGATCACTCAAAAGAGAGTGATGGGGGCCGGCAACCGCATGGGGGCTCACGCGCAGATTTTTTCGGGCTACTAGATTGGGAGATTTACATGCCTAGCGGCGGATATCGGCCAAATGCAGGCCCGCCAAAACGTTCCGCAAGAGGTGTTGTTGTAGAGGCGTCGACTGTGTCGAACGCAACTGGTATGTCGCCGCTTGATTATATGTTGACCGTCATGCGCGATCCGCAGGCCGATCCGATGCGCCGGGACCGGCTGGCGATTGCCGCGGCGCCATATGTGCATCCGCGCGTGGAACCGACGTCGCGTGGCAAGAAGAAGCGCGCCGAGGACGCGGCAAAGACCGCAGCTGTCGGCACCGAGTGGGGCAACGACCTGGCCATCCTCGATGTGCGTGTGAACTAAGGTAACCGTCACCTGACAAAAAGAAGGCGGGGCCAAAACCCCGCGAATCATATGGCGGACAGTATGCTGTGGCGGTTGTCGCATCGGGCGGATACCAAATCGCGGCTGCTTGCCGATCGGCACTATAATCGCCAGAAGCCCGGCGCATCGCAGTTCGTACCGCCCGGTCGTTGCCTGGTGCTGTATGCCGGCACCGAGACGGGCGAGGCGTTCTGGGTCACATCCTGGCCGTTTGCCGAGTATGTCAAGCACGCCTGGGCCGGCGCCTGGATCTGTTCGGCCTTCCGCAACGAGCAGGCTGGACGTGCATCCGATCTCATCCGACAGGCGGTTGCCGCGACGATCAGCACCTTCGGCGAGCCGCCGCTGCTCGGCATGGTGACGTTTGTGGATGAGGCTGTCGTGCGACCGACCCGTGTGCGCGGCAGGGACGTGTGGGGTTGGACCTATCGTCAAGTCGGCTTCACCGAGTGCGGTCGGACGAAAGCAGGACTGCTGGCGCTGCAGTTGCTCCCTGCCAACATGCCGCACGCCAGTCGGCCGCTGCCTGATCAGTGCGACTTGTTCGCCGCCTGAGCGAGGCGCTGAAGGCCGACAAAAATAGGGCGGACCGAAGCCCGCCGAGTTTGAGTAACCCCCTGGGGACCCCAGGCCACAGCAGCGTAGTGGGACGCTGCTCTGGTCCGGTCAGGGTGCGCTGCGAGCCGGTAGGACGCCAGCCAGAGCGGCCTCAGGCGTCTCTGCGAGGCCCTGGGCGAGATCCTGGCCGTCATGCACCCAGTGGGTCGCCAGCAGCAGTTGCATCGCACCGTAGACCGCCGGCTCGTCGCACAGCTCGCACAGAAAGCCGTGGTCGTCCTCGCTGACGCCGTCGGTGTTTTCCCATCCGCAGCACAGGCAGAACCCGGGATAGGGCGGGCGCGTCCCATCCCAGCGCAGGCGCAGATAGGTCACGAGCGCGCCCATGACCCGTTCGAAGTTGATCGACGGATGGATCTGAAGCGCGGCCATCAGCGTGCCTGCGGCAGGACGGGCAGTGCGGCCCGCAGGTGCGTCGAGACGGACTGGAGATAGCCGTAGGTCGGCATGGCGATCAGCAGTGCGGTGCCCAGTGCGAACGCCAGCAGGGCGACGTAATGGAACATCGCCGCGGTATCGGACAGCCGCTGCACACGCATCTGCCTCTGAAACTCAATGTGGTCCATGATGTTGGTTCCTATGTCGCATCTTTACTAATGCGCAAAATTGCCAAACACGATACAAAAATGTGTGATGGCGACTGGTCGACGGCGATCCCGGATTGGGAGACACGTCTTCTAAGTGGCCTGCCGCTGGTGCCGAATTTGCCGCTCGATCACGTCGAAGCGGCCAAAGCTCTCAGGAATTTCAAGCGCTTGCGGTTGCCGGACGTGATCGGCATGCCGCGCATGGCAGACGCTTGCGGCGAGTGGTTCTTCGCCATCGTCGAGGCGCTTTTCGGCTCCTACGACGTGACCACCAACCGCCGGATGATCCAGGAATACTTCTTAGTCATTCCGAAGAAGAACAGTAAATCGAGTTCGAGTGGCGCGCTGATGGTGGTGGCGCTGATGATGAACCGCCGGCCGGAGGGCGAGTTCCTGCTGGTGGCGCCGACCAAGGAAATCGCCGACATCGCCTACAAGCAGGCCTCCGGCACCATCAGGATCGATCCGGTGCTCGACAGCCTGTTCCTGATCCAACGCAATATCCGCCTCATCACCTACCGCCCAACCGGCGCCAAACTGATGATCAAGGCCGCCGATACCGATGTCATTACCGGCAGCAAGGCGCTCGGAACCCTGATCGACGAGACGCATGTGTTTGCCCGGCGGCCGCGTGCGGCTGAGGTCTTCATCGAGTTGCGCGGCGCCCTGGCGGCCCGTCCGGATGGCTTCCTGTTCCAATGCACGACGCAGTCGAAGGACCCGCCGAGCGGGGTCTTCAAGGCCGAATTGCAGATGGCCCGCGACGTCCGCGACGGCCAGGTGAGCCTGCCGCTGCTGCCGATCATCTATGAACTGCCGCACCGGCTGGCCAAGGACAACGGCTGGAAGAACAAGACCTACTGGCCGCTGGTCAATCCCAATATGGGCCGGTCCGTCGATGCCCTGTTCCTGGAGCGCGAGGTGCGCAAGGCGGAGGCCCAGGGTCCGCAGGCTCTGGCACTGATCGCCAGCCAGCACTTCAACGTCGAGGTCGGCCTGTCGCTGATGTCGGACCGCTGGGCCGGCGTCGAGTTCTGGGCGCAGGCCGAGGATTTGGACCTCACCTTGGACGCCGTCATCGATCGCTCGGAGTGCGTCATCGTTGGCATCGATGGCGGCGGTCTCGATGACCTGTTTGGCTTGGCCGTGCTGGGCCGTGAGAAGGGCACGAAGGACTGGCTGCTGTGGACACACGCTTGGTGCCACGAAGGCGTGCTCGCGCGACGCAAGTCGATTGCCGCCCGGCTGATGGAATTCGATGCCGCCGGTGAGCTCACCGTCGTTGATGATCAGCTGGAGGACATCTCGGCCATTGTCGCGATCGTCGCGCGGGTGAAGCAGGCCGGCCTGCTCGGTGGCGTCGCCGTGGATCCGGCGGGTCTGGGCGAGATGGTCGATGCCATGGCGGAGATCGGCGTGACGCAGGACAACAAGCTACTGGCCGGTGTTGGCCAGGGCTATCGCATGATGAACGCCATCAAGACGGCGGAACGGCGACTGGCCAACGGCACTTTGCGGCATGGCCCGTCCGGGCTGATGGGCTGGGCGGTGAGCAACCTCAAGATCGAACCGACGGCCACCGCCATTCGGGCCACCAAGCAGAACGCTGGGGACGCGAAGATCGATCCGGCGATGGCCATGTTCGATGCGGTGGACCTGCTCAGCACCAATCCCGAGCCGGTGAAGAAGCCGAAGTATCAGATGTTTTTCGTGGGCTGAGTGCTGGAGTTATGTCTCCGGCGTGACGGCGAAGGCGACCCAGATGGCCAGCAGCGTCGTAGCGAAGCCAGCAAAGGCGGCGAGGAGCGTCATCATGGTTCAGGCCTTCTCTGGCAGGCGGGTAAGGATGGTGGCGATCTGATCGCCCAGCGTGGCGCCGAGCGCGTCGATCTTAGCATTGGTCGCCTCGATCTTGGCCTGTAACTGACGAAATCCGTATTTCACCTCTGCCTCGACGTTCTCGAGGCGCGCCATCAGCTTGTCGTGGTCTGCGTGCCATTCAGCGCGGGTGATCATCGTATCCCGCATCACGTCGATGCCTTGGATGGCCGATCGCACCTTGGCCTGCAGTTGTTCAACTGATTGGCCAAGATATCCAAGTTCAATGTTCTCGCTCATGAGAGCTGTCCTTCGCTGGCTGATGCGGCGGTTGGATCCCACTCATGGCTTATATTTCTCCCATGGTCCTTCAAGGATGGTTTCAACCGCCAGCGCTTCGGATACCTTGATCACCGCCCGGACGGTCGCGGCGTCGAGGAGAATGTTGAGCCCGGTGTCGGCCGTTCCCTTGATCCGTATGGCGACGGTGTCTCCATTGCCGGCCGACACGGCGAGGACCTCACTGTCGGCGAAAGCCGTCTTGTGTTCTCGCTGGCGTGAAACGCGATTGATGGTGACTTTCGCCATGGCTCAGCCCTCTTTCCGGTACATCTGCACCAGCCCGGTGCGATAGAAGGCCGCCTGTTCGCGGGTTTGTCCGAGCGCCGCCCAGAGCAGGCAGAACAACCAGAACAGCACGGTCCAGCCAAGCAACAGGTTCATGCCGGCCAGCAGCTCGATGCCTTTGTCGAGGCCGCGCTGCCAAGCCAGGATCGTCGGCGCCAAGTAGGCGGTCAGGAAAGCCGCGGCGATGGCGAGGAACATACCGAACCCCTCAATCGCATCCCGTGTCTCCCGCGAGGAAACCGCCATTACCACAGCGATGCAAACAACGGCGGCGAGCGCAATATAGTTCGGGGTTTTCATTTGGGCTTGTCCTTCGCTTTTGCATTAAGCGCCGTTTCCAGAAGCTCGCGGATCGCTGCGGCGCGCGAGGCGATCCGACTGGAAAAGCGGTGCTCGTCCACACGCTCAAGCAACTCATGCGTGATCGGGATCGTGATCCGCGTGATGTCCGGTTCGTTTGACATGGCATCTCCTTTCAGCGCGTGAAAGTACGCCATCGGCGGACAGTCTGCCAAGTGTGATTTTCATCTCTGGAGCAAAATTACCGTGATGAACCGCGCCTATTCGGTACTGGTCGCCAAGGCCAGCGACGACGGCCGTCGTGTCTTCGCCGGCATGGCCACGACCCCGACGCCGGACCGGATGGGCGACAGCATCGACCCGCTCGGCGCGCAGTTCGCCAACCCGCTGCCGCTGTTGCATCAGCACAATCACAAAGCGCCGATTGGCCATGTGAGCTTCGGCAAGGCGACCAAGGCCGGCATTCCGTTTGAAGCCGAAATCCCCGTTGTGCATGAGCCCGGGCTGCTGAAGGACCGTGTCGATCTGGCCTGGGGCGAGATCAAGGCCGGGCTGATCAAGGCCGTTTCCATCGGTTTCCGGCCGCTGGAAGACGGTTACGAGGTCATGAAATCCGGCGGGCTATTGTTCAAGAGATACGAAATTCTTGAGCTATCTGCCGTGACAGTGCCCGCAAATGCGGACTGCACGATTTCCGTCATCCGTTCCATCGATACCGCCATGCGGGCCGCGACTGGCCACGCGCATGCGGACGACCCCACCCCCCCCGGCGTCGCGGGATTGCGAAAACCCCCAGTGGTTAAGGCCAGGGAGGCCAACCCCGTGCGGAAAACTTACGCGGAACAGATATCGGCATTTGAGGCGACGCTTGCGCTCAAATCCGGGCGTATGGACGATATTATGGACAAGGCCGCCGAGGACGGCGTGACGCTCGATGCCGAGCAGAAGGAAGTCTACGACGACCTCGAAGCAGAGGTGAAATCCATCAGCGAGCACCTGGTGCGACTGCGGTCGCGTGAGGTGGCGAATGTCGCGATGGCCCGCTCGGTCAGCGACGCCCCGACGGCGCATGCCCTGTCCGAAATGCGTGGCGCGACAGCGGGTGACAGCCGTGGCATCCGCATCCCGGCGCAGATCCGGGCCATGGATCTGCCGAAGGGCACAGCCTTTACCCGCTACATCATTGCCATGGGCCGGGCAAAGGGGAACCGGCTGGAAGCCGCCGATATCGCGAAACAGTGGGACGAGAGCACACCCGAGGTGTCGCAACTGCTGCGCACACCCGACGTCTCGGCGGTACTGCGCTCGACGATCGCTGCCGGCAACACGACGGACGCCACCTGGGCCGGACCACTGGTCTACTACCAGAACATGGCCAGCGAGTTCGTCGAACTGCTGCGCCCCATGACCATCCTGGGGCGGATCCAGGGGCTCCGGCGGGTTCCTTTCAATGTCAAAATCCCGCGCCAGACCGCCGGGGCCTCAGCAGGCTGGGTCGGCGAACTGCAGCCGAAGCCAGTCTCCTCGCTGGCGTTCGACCAGCTCAGCCTGGGCTTCTGCAAGGTGGCCAGCATCGTGCCGGTGTCGGACGAACTGTTGCGGTTCTCCTCGCCGAGTGCGGAACAGCTGATCCGCGACGACTTGGTGAAAACCGTGGCTCAGTTCATCGACCTCGAGTTCGTTGATCCAACCAAGGCGGCGGAGGCGGGTGTCAGCCCGGCGTCGATTACCTACGGGGTCACCCCGGTGACCGCCACGGGGACGACAACGACGGCATTACGGGCTGACGTGATCACGCTCCAGAAGACGTTCGCGGCGAACTATATCCCGCTGTCGAGCGGCGTCTGGATCATGAGCTCGCAGATGGCCCTGGCGATCTCGATGATGCTGAACGAACTCAGCCAGCCGCTGTATCCCGGCATTACAATGGCGGGTGGCACCTTCCTCGGGCTGCCGGTGATCACGTCTGAAAACGTGCCGTCAGTTGGCAACTCGCCGACCGATGGTAGCCGCATAATCCTGCTCGATGCCTCGCAGATCCTGCTGGCGGATGACGGTCAGGTGACCGTCGATATGTCCAACGAAGCCAGCCTGCAGATGGAGAGCAGCCCGGATTCACCGGCGTCCGCGTCCACCGTGTTCGTCTCGCTCTGGCAGAAGAACATGACCGCGTTCCGAGTGGAGCGGTACATCAACTGGACAACACGGCACAGCAACAGTGTCGGGTATATCAACGGCGCCCTTTACAGCCAGTAATCGTCAGTAATCGTCGCCGTGCGGGCCGGTCAGAGCGGCCCGCATGCTTGAGGACCCCCCATGCCAACCATGATCGCGTCACGCGAAATCCACTACGCCGGCAGGACCATCATGCCAGGTGAGCGCTTTGAGGCGCACGAGCCACACGTCCGGATCCTGGCCGCGATTAAGAAGGCGTCCCCGGCACCGCCTGAGTCCGAGCCCGTGCCTGAGCCAGAGCCAGAGCCGGCACCCCGGCCGGTGCGTGGGCGTCGGGCCGCGTTGCCGCCGGATCCGGAGCCCGTGCCAGAGTCGCCGGCCCTCGGGTCACCGGCGGACCCGTTCCTGCCGCCTAACCGCTACGCCCGACGCGACCTGCGTCCGGCTGACGACGTCGGGGAAGGCTGAGCTGGATGCGTTTGTTCGGGTTTGAGATCACCCGCAGCAAGGCTGCGCCGCAGAACCTGTCGAGCGTCTCGCAGCCGGTCGGGCCGCGTGGCGGCTCATGGTGGCCGGCGGTGCGCGAGCCGTTCACCGGCGCGTGGCAGAAAAATATCGAGGTCCGCACCGAAACCGCTGCGGCCTATAACGCGGTATTCGCGTGCATCTCGTTGATCGCGGGCGATATCAGCAAGCTGCGCTGCATGCTGATGCAGCAGGATAGCAACGGCATCTGGACCGAGACCACCTCGCCGGCGTTCTCGCCAGTGCTGCGCAAGCCGAACGCCTTCCAGAACCGCATCAAGTTCTTCCAGCAGTGGATCATCAGCAAGTTACTGTCCGGCAACGCCTATATCCTGGTCGAACGCGACAACCGCCAAGTGGTGACTGCGCTCTACGTGCTGGATCCGAACCGAGTGCGGGCCTTGGTGGCGCCGGACGGAGGCGTCTACTACGAGGTGCGGTCCGACTATCTCTCGGGCATCGAGGAAGACACCATCTATCCGGCGTCCGAGGTCATCCACGACGTGATGATCCCGCTCTACCATCCGTTGGTGGGCGTCTCGCCGATCTATGCCTGCGGGCTGTCCGCCATGCAGGGCGTCCAGATCCTGCGCAACAGCACCCACTTCTTCGGCAACGGCGCGCAGCCTGGCGGCATCCTGACGGCACCGGGCACGATCGACGAGGATACCGCAACGCGGGTCAAGCAGCACTGGCAGGACAATTTCAGCGGCTCCAACATCGGCAAGGTCGCGGTGATGGGTGACGGGCTGGAGTGGAAGCCATTGTCGATGACCGCCGTGGACGCGCAGCTGATCGAGCAGTTGCGCTTGTCCGCCGAGACGGTGTGTTCGACGTTCCACGTGCCGCCCTACATGATCGGCGCGGCGCCGGCGCCGGCCTACAACAATGTTGAAGCCCTCGGTCAGCAATATTACACCCAGTGTCTGCAGGAACTGATCGAGAGTTTGGAAATCTGCCTGCGTGAAGGGCTCGGCCTGGCGACCAATTTTGATGTTCGCCTCGACATCGATGCGCTGCTGCGGATGGATACCTCGACGCAATACACGAGTATCGCCAACGCCATCAGAGGCGGGTTTCTGGCGCCGAACGAGGGCCGGTTGAAGTTGAACCTCAAACCGGTGGACGGCGGTGATTCGCCGTATTTGCAGCACCAGGATTACAGCCTGGCGGCACTGGCCAAACGCGATGCGTCGGACGATCCGTTCGCGACCGCGCCGCCGGCTGGTGCCACGCCGGAGCCGCCTGCCGAAACCACCAAGCCGGCGCCGCCGGCCTCCGAACCGCCGCCAACAAAGGCACTGCCGGTGGAGCGCGCGACCCTTCGGATGTACCAGCAGCTCGGGCTCCTCGACGCTGCCTAAGCGGGGTCAAATCGCATGATCGAAACCGAGGTCGACGCCCTCGTCGATGCCCTGGCGCAGCCGCTCCGGATGTACTGCGAGCGCGCGATCCGCGGGGTTGAGGCCCGCCTCGAGGCACTCGAGCAGCGCGCTGCCGTGCCGGGCGACCGAGGCCCAGCCGGCGAGCCTGGACCCGCGGGTCGCGACGGCAAGGACGTCGATCCGGTGTTCCTGCGTGCCGCTATCGTCGAGGCAGTGGCACAGATCCCGCCACCGCGGGACGGCCGTGACGGCGCTGATGGCAAGGATGGCGAGAGCGGCCGCGACGGTGTGGATGTCGACCCCGAGGTGCTGCGTGCCGCCGTTGCCGAGGCGGTGGCCCAGATCCCGCCACCGCGGGACGGACACGATGGTAAGGACGGCACTGACGGCAAGGATGGCGTGGCCGGGCGCGACGGCGCCGATGCCGACCCGGTGTTTGTGCGATCGGTCGTGGCCGAGGCGGTGGCGGCCTTGCCGGCGCCGGCGGCTGGTCGCGATGGCGTCGACGGTGTGAACGGGCGCGATGGCGCCGACTATGATCCTGCGGTGCTGCGCAATGCGGTGGTCGAGGCGGTGGCGGCCATTCCGCGGCCACAGGACGGGCGTAGCGTCACCCTGGCTGACGTCGAGCCGCTGGTCGCTGACGCCGTCACCCGGGCCGTAGCGGCCTTGCCAGTGCCGAAGGACGGTGTCGGTTTGGCCGGTGCGCTCATTGACCGTGCCGGTGCGCTTGTGCTGACCCTGACGGACGGCTCGGTGCGGGAATTGGGTCAGGTGACGGGCCGCGACGTCGATATGGCCGTCGTCGAGCGGCAGATCGCCGAGGCGGTGGCACGTATCCCGACGCCGAAGGATGGCAAGGACGGCCTGGGCTTCCAGGATCTCGATGTCGTCCAGGACGGCCGGCGGATCATCTTCCGGTTCGTGCTCAACGATCGCGAAAAACAGTTCGAACTGGTTTACCCGGTGCCGCTGCACCGCGGCGTGTGGCGCGAAGGCCAAGTGTTCGAGCATGGCGATACGGTTACCTGGGGCGGCTCGCTCTGGCACGCCAACGCCGTCACGACGGACAAGCCAGGCGATGGCAGCCCGACGTGGACTCTTGTGGCGAAACGGGGTCGCGACGGCAAGGACGGCCGTGACGGCAAGGACGGCGAACGCGGACCGATGGGGCCGATGGGCCGCGTCGCGTGACAGCGCCGAAGTGGTTTCCGGACTGGCGCGGCGCTGACTGCGCCATCGTTGCCTCCGGCCCGTCGGTGACCAAACCCGATGTGCTGATGCTGAAGAACCGGGTGCGCGTCATCGCGATCAAGAAGAACGTCGATCTCGCGCCGTGGGCCGACGTCGTCTATGGCTGCGATGCGGCGTGGTGGCGTAATGTTGCTGGTCTGCCAAATTACCATGGTCTCAAAATCTGCGCGACCGCCCGCGGCATCAGCGAGACTTTTCGCGAGGTCCGCCTGGTGACGGTGCAGGCGGCGCTGGACAAGCTACTGCTCGACGAGCCTGGCGTGATCGGCTCGGGCGGCAATTCCGGCTTTCAGGCGCTGAACCTCGCCGTGCAATGGGGTGCGAAGCGGATCCTGCTGCTCGGGTTCGACGTCGATGCCCGCGCCGGTGTGCATTGGTATGGCCGGAACTCCGGGCCCGGGCGAAGCAATCCCGATGAGCTCAACTTCCGCCGTTGGCGCTTGGCGTTCGCTTCCACCGTGGGCGAACTGGACCGGCGTGGCGTGGTGGTGGTCAACGCCGCAGCCGCCTCCTCGCTGTCCTGCTTCCCGCGCGCCTCGGTGGCGGACACGCTGACTGTTTGGGCGCGAGGCTGATGCAGCGCAGTATCTGGATCGGCTTCGACCCACGGGAAGCCGCGGCCTTCGCGGTGGCGCGGTCGTCGGCGCAACGCCATCTCACCCAGCCCATCCCGGTGCGCGGCGTGGTGTTGTCTGAACTTGAGCGGCGAGGACTTTACCGGCGTCCGACTGAACGGACCCAGGCAGGCAGCCGGGTGATGCTGTGGGACACGATTTCGAATGCGCCAATGGCGACTGAATTCGCCGTCAGCCGTTTCTTAGTGCCAACGATGGCGCGATCCGGCTGGGCCTTGTTCATGGATGGCGACGTGTTGGTGCGCCGAAATCTGGTGCGGCTGTTCGATGCGCTCGATCCGGCTTACGCGGTCTATTGTGTCAAGCACGTCCACGAGCCGCCGCCCGGGGTGAAAATGGATGGCCAGGTGCAGACCCAATATGCGCGGAAGAATCATTCATCAGTCATGGCCCTGAACTGCGATCACCCGGCGAACCAAGCGCTGACTATAGCCCTGATCAACAGCGTGCCGGGCCGCGACCTTCACGCTTTTTGCTGGCTGTCGGACGATCTCATCGGCGCGCTCGATCCGACCTGGAACTTCCTGGTCGGTCACACGAGCCCCGAGGAGGTTCCGGACCCGGCGATCGCGCATTTCACCTCAGGAACGCCGGACATGCCTGGGTATGAGGGCAGCGCATTCAGTGACGAATGGCGCGCGGCGCTGGCAAGTTGGGCAGGAGGCTAAAGTCGGCCTGGGTGATCAAATCATAGGAACAGGTATCGCCCGTGGTGCCTGCCTGCGCGGCAAACGCATCGCGTTCGGCGACGGCAAGCGCATCCGCTGGGATCAGCACAGCGCGCGCATCTTCAGCCGGAATCCCGACATCGCGGCGCCCGGTTCCGAACTGGCGAAGGATCTCGAGTGGATACCGTTCTATAAAGGCAATCGTCTATACAATCGCCAGGGTGACAACCGCTGGATCTGGAACTACGACTTCCACGTCCGCCCGGGTGCGATCTACCTGACGCAGCGTGAGCAGGCCGAGGCCCGCCCCTATGGGCTGCGCCACGTCGTCATCGAGCCGCACGTCGCGCTGTGGAAATCCGGCGTCGTCAACAAGGACTGG